AAATTGTAAATGTCCAGTTGTATTAGTTATTTGTGAATCTGTACCATTATGTTGGATTTGTAAATCTTGTGAAGCACCAAGCTTTATTGTTCCACCAGTTCCATCAACTGCCATTAATAAATCTTTATAAGCTAATATTGATGTTATACCACCATCAATAGTCATATATGTAGTATCTCCCCCACTACCATCATCACCTTGGAATAAAATATCCCCATCATCTGTTTGATTTCTAATATATAAATTTCCAGTTTGATTAGATATTAATGAATGAGAACCATTGTGATATAATTGTAAATCATTACCAGCACCAAACGTAGCTGATATATTATCTGAAAACTGAAGCTTTTTATCAGCCCACATTTGCGCTAAACTACCATCTAAAGTTAAATATGTTGTATAACCACCACTACCATCATCTGTTTGAAATATAATATCTTTATCATCTGCTTTATTGATAAAATACATATCACCAGTAGTACCATTATAAAAATTATCACTACCATCATGATATATTTCTAAATCTGCGCTTGTACCAAACTTTGCTTTTACATTATCAGGGTGCAGTGTGTCTTTTTGAAAGTTAATATTTGTATCACCACCATTTAAATAAAAATATGTAGCAAGTCCACCTGATCCATCATCACATTTAAATAAAATATCATCACCATCTGAGTTATTTTGTATTTGTAAATCTCCAGTGAAGTTTTGTATGTAAGAAGCTGTAGCATTATGTAGAATTTTTAAATCATCAGAAGAACCTAAGCTTAAATCTACATTGTCTATTAACCTTAAGTCTTTGTTATATTGAACTCTATTACCAGCACCAACAACAGTAAAATATGTGTCTAAACCACCACTACCGTCATCACATCTAAATATTATACTAGCATCATCAACTTGGTTTTCAATATATAAATCACCAACAGCTGTGTTTTTAATAAATGAATTACTACTAAGGTGTTCTAGTTGTAAATCACCACTAGCCCCTATTTTTAAAGTTGAGTCAGCTGGTATTCTTACGTTAGCCACACTGCTATTACCAATTGTAACTTCGTTAGATACATCTACAGCTGAAGCCGCAGCGTTATATCCAATTACTGTATTATTAGAGCCAGTAGTAAGAGCATCACCTGCTAATCCACCTATAGTTGTGTTATTAGCACCTGTTGTGATTTCTTTACCAGCTGCATATCCTATTGCTACATTATAAAAATAATCAGCACCAGTAGGATTTTGATCTTCTAACGCATAACTTCCTATTGCAACAGTTCTACTACCAGTATCAGAAGAACTTAAAGCAGCATAACCTATAGCAGTATTATCAGAACCTGTTGTAATAGCGTCTCCTGCTAAACCACCCATGATAGTGTTTCTAAGACCTGTTGAAATTAGTTTACCAGCGTTGTATCCAACAGCTATATTGTAAGCGTCTACGCCTGCGTTTAACGCATATAACGCGTTAGTTCCAATAGCAATGTTAGTACCATGCTCGTCTTCAGTTGCTAGAGCATCATGACCTATAGCTACATTGTGGCCTCCGCTAGTTAAAGAAGTACCAGCTGATTTTCCTATAGCTACATTGCTATCACCACTTGTCAAAGCATCTAAAGCACCTATACCTATACCTGTGTTATTAGCTGAAGAAGACAATGTGCCAGTAGTACTATGCCCAACAAGTAATGAACCTGTGAAGTTTGTACCTTCTATTTTATGTAACAAACCACCACTACCGTCATATAACTCTGTAAAATTATCGTTTGTTATATCAAATGCTGCTCGCAGCGTAGATCCAGTTCCATCGTTTGCTGCAGATCCTATATTAATAGTTTGTTTAGCCATTTATTTGTTTTTTTAATTCTTTTACTTCTGCACTTAGTTCTTGTATTGCTTTTGCCATAATTGGTATTAAATTACCATACTTAGCTTCAAGTCTGTCTTCACTTATTTCGTATACTAAATCAAGTATATCATTGTCATTATTTGGCATTGCTTCTTGAAGATCTTGAGCAATGAAACCAACTCTTGATTTACCTTGTTTTGTATCAGACATGTGTTCTGGTCTGAAATCCCATGTAAATTTAACAGGTTTTAATTTGTTTATAAATTCTAAACCGTAAGGACTTTTTTCAACTTCTGATTTATCACGACCATCTGAAAGCGCTGCAATACTTTGGTCAGCACATCTGAATGCTGAAATATTAGCATCACCTAGTGTTATTTCATTTGACACATCAACAGCTGATGCAGCCGCGTCGTGTCCTATTATAATATTATTACTACCAGTTGTTAAATTATTAGTTCCAGAGTGACCAGCGTTTTGACCTATTAAAGTATTGTCATCACCAGTTGTAATATCACCACCAGCATTTAAACCTATAGCTGTATTATAATTACCACCATCTTGTGTGATCAAGGAATTTGTACCAACAGCTGTATTACCTTGACCTGCATCTTCTGCGCCTAACGCGCTACAACCAATAGCTGTGTTATTACCACCTGTAGTAATTGCATCACCAGCAACAGCTCCTACAAAAACACATTGACTAGCAGATGTTAAAGATAAACCAGCATCTTTTCCAACAGCAGTGTTAAAAGTACTATTTGAATTTTGAACTTTTAAAGCCCTATAACCAACAGCTGTAGTATCACTACCAGTATCTTCTGTGCTAAGAGCTTCTTTACCTATTGCAACATTATTAGAACCTGTGGTTAATGCATCACCTGCTAACCCACCAATAATAACATTGTCAGCACCTGTTGTAACAGATTTACCAGCATCGTATCCTACTGCCACGTTATAAGCATCTGCACCTGCGTCCTGGAACAACAAAGCATCTTGACCAATAGCCACATTTTTACCATGTGCGTCTTCTGTAGAAAGTGCTCTATACCCAATAGCAACATTTGATGCACCTGTAGTTAATGCGTCTCCTGCTTGAGCGCCGATTAATGTGTTTAGTGTACCTGTTGTAACATTTGTTCCAGCATCATAACCTACTGCTGTATTATAATTACTAGCGTCGTTGTTTTGGTATCTTAACGCTCCGTGCCCTATAGCTACACTTCTATCTCCTGTATCTTCTGTAGCTAAAGCATTATAACCTATTGCAATATTTTTTTCACCAGTAGTTAACGCGTGACCTGCAAGACCACCAACTATTGTATTTAAAGTACCTGTTGAAATAGATGCACCAGCATTAAATCCAATAGCTATATTATAAGCGTCACCATCATAATTTTGATTTCTTAAAGCATCATAACCAATAGCTATACTTCTACTTCCAGTATCTTCTGCGCTTAAAGCTGAGTATCCAATTGCAATATTATAACTTCCAGTAGTAAGAGCGTCTCCAGCCGCTGCGCCTATTAATATGCTTCTAAGACCTGTTGTAATATCTTTACCAGCGTTATACCCTATAGCAACATGATATGCATCTGCTCCAGCATTTAAATCTTGTAAAGCATAATTTCCAATAGCTACATTATAACCATGGTCATCTTCGCTACTAAGAGATGCGTATCCCATGGCTACGTTATTAGATCCAGTGGTTAAAGCATCTCCTGCTAAACCACCCATAATAGTGTTTAATGTTCCTGTTGTCATAGTCTTACCAGCGTGATAACCTACGGCTGTGTTAAAAGCATCACCAGCATCTTGGTCTTTTAAAGCAGAATGTCCTACAGCTACATTAGCACCACCTGAATCTTCTGTGCTTAAAGCTAAGTAGCCTATAGCTACGTTACTAGCGCCTGTAGTTAAAGCATCACCTGCTAAACCACCTATAATAGTGTTTAATGTTCCCGTTGTAACAGCTGTACCAGCATTGTGTCCAACAGCAGTATTATAAGCACTACCATCATAGTTTTGATTCATTAACGCTGCGTGTCCTATTGCTACATTTGCGCTACCTGTATCTTCAGTACTTAAAGCAGCTTTACCGACAGCAACATTTAAAGCTCCTGTTGTTAAAGCATCACCAGCTAGACCACCTATAATAGTATTATCTGTACCTGTTGTGATTTCAGAACCAGCTGAATAACCTATAGCTATATTATATGCATCACCGTTGTAATTTTGTAAACCTAAAGCAGCGTAACCTACAGCAACACTTCTTGCTCCTGTATCTTCAGTTCCTAAAGCAGAATAACCAATTGCAACATTATAACCACCACTAGACAAGGCGTCTCCTGCTAATCCACCTATTACCACGTTTCTGACACCTGTTGTAATCCATTCACCAGCACTTGAACCAACAGCTACATTGTAAGCGTCTGCACCTGCATTTAAATTTTGTAAAGTTTTTCTACCTATTGCAACGTTGTGTCCGTTAGTATCTTCACTTGATAAAGCAAGATAACCAACAGCTACATTATTAGCTCCACTAGTTAATGCGTCACCAGCTAAACCACCTATAATTGTATTTTGTGATCCTGTTGTAACTAATAATCCAGCTTGGTGACCAACAGCTGTGTTAAGTGAATCTAAATCAGAGGCAGGATTTTGATCTCGCAAAGCCTCTGTACCAATAGCTACTGACTTAGAACCATTAATATTTTCATATAAAGATCTATAACCTACAGCTACATTACTACCTGTGTCAGTTGATTTATTTAAAGCTTGTCTACCAACACCTGTATTATGACTACCTGTTGTATTTGCATAACCAGTTGCATAACCTACATAAGTATTACTACTACCAGTTGTGTTAGCATAAGCAGCAAGTCCTCCAACAAAAACGTTGTTTGATGAAGTAGTTGATGTGTAACCAGCAGCGTATCCTACAGCAACATTAAAAAATTCACCAGCAGTGGATGGGTTTAAATTTACTAAAGCATTACCACCTATAGCGACCATTTTAGAACCTTCAACATTAGTAAATAAAGCTTGATACCCTATTGCTACGTTTTCATATGAAGTAGTAGAAGCTTGTAGTGATCTACCACCAACAACAGTATTTTTATAACCTGTTGTAACCGCTTTACCAGCATCTCTACCTATTGCAATATTGTAAGCACTTCCATCATAATTCTGTACAGATAAAGCTGCTCTACCAATAGCAATAGAATCTGATCCAGTATCTTCTGTAGATAAAGCTAAATAACCTATAGCAACATTGCTCCAACCCGTTGTTAATGCGTCTCCCGCGTAACTTCCAAGTATACTATTATACCTACCAGTACTCATAACATTTCCTGCTTGCATACCAACAGCTACATTACCAGCATCAGCGCCCGCGTTTAATAGTTTTAAAGCTCCCCATCCTACAGCTGTATTATAACCATGCGCATCCTCTGTACTAAGCGCTTGATAACCTACGGCAGTATTATAATTTCCTGTAGTTAATGCATCTCCAGCTTCAGCACCTACAACTGTATTTTGAACACCTGTTGACATGTTTAAACCAGCATTAAATCCTACAGCTGTATTTAAACCATCACCATTATAATCTAAACTAGCTAAAGCATAAGAACCAATAGCTGTATTTTTAGCACCTGTATCTTCAGCTCCTAAAGCCGCGTGACCTAAAGCAACATTATCATTACCTGAAGTCAATGCATCGGCAACTGTACCTCCAACTAAAACATTTCGTAAACCTGACGTAACACTTGTACCAGCTTGATAACCTACTGCTACATTATAATTATTATCTCCATAGTTTTGAACTTTTAAAGCTTGATAACCTATAGCTACGCTTCTATGTCCAGTATCTTCAGTGGATAAAGCTTCGTAACCTATGGCAATATTTCTTGAACCACTAGTTAACGCGTCTCCAGCAAGTCCACCTATTAACGTGTTAAAAGCACCTGTTGAAACTGCTACACCAGCATCGTATCCTATAGCTACATTATAAGCGTCAGCTCCCGCGTTTTGTACTTTTAAAGCTTGGTGACCTATTGCAACATTTCTACCGTGTTCATCTTCAGTAAATAACGCTTGTGTACCAATAGCTATATTATAATGACCTGTTGTTAGACTACTACCAGTTAATCCACCTAATAAAACATTGTTAGTACCAGTAGTTACTTCTTGACCAGAAGAATGTCCTACTGCAACATTATAATTATTGCTATCGTTGTTTTGTTTATTTAAAGCATAATATCCAATCGCCATACTATTACCACCTGTGTCTTCAGTTGACAAAGCTCTAAAACCAATAGCAATATTATGATTACCCGTGGTTAATGCATCTCCAGCTTCAGCACCTATAATTGTATTCTGAACACCTGTTGTCATGGCTTCACCAGCTTCATGACCTATAGCTACGTTATAAGCATCTGCTCCCGCGTTTTGATTTCTTAATGATTGAAAACCTACAGCTACATTTTTACCATGCCCGTCTTCGGTAAGAAGAGCTTCAAAACCTATAGCTACATTATTAGTACCACCTTGCAAAGCCGCACCAGCATTAGGGCCAAATAATACATTTTGACTACCAGTTGTAATAGCTGTACCAGCATTATAACCAAATGCTGCGTTGTAATCTCCAGATGTTAAAGCGTCTAAAGCACCTATACCTAAACCTGTGTTATAATGAGCGGATGAAATAGTTCCAGTAGTACTGTGACCGATTAGAAGTGATCCTGTGAAGTTAGTTCCTTCAGCTTTGAAGCCTAAGGCTGATGTTGTACCACCGTAAATTTCTGTGAAGTTATCGTTACAAATGTCAAATGCTTCCCTAAGCGTAGAGCCAGTTCCGTCATTAGCACTTGAACCTATATTTATAATTTGTTTAGCCATGTGTTATGTGTTACATTTGGTTAGCATCAGCTGAAAAAAGAGTTGAGTCAGCTTTTAGCTCAGTAAAGTCTGCGCGTAAGTTAAACGCGTTAATTCTAGTATCAGCGTTTATTATTTGCTCACTGTATACCACGTTTGCTTTTATTCCTAATAAAGCCATGTTTTAGTATATCGCCATTATATCGTCAGCAGTAGTTGCAAATGCAAATATTCTGTCAACTTCAATTGGTAAGAAAGATCCAGCCGCTATATTTTGAAATAATATCGGTCTGTGTATTTCGTATTTTTCACCACTAGCCATAATATCAGAAGCGCTATTAGCAGCATCTACTAAACTAAGCGTAGTATCACTGTCTACAGCTCCAACAAAAGCAACTGTACCATCAGTAGTGTTAACCACTAAATCTCTTGCTTGTACTGTGCTAGAAAAGTTTTGTGTAGAATCAACTAACTTGTTTGTAGTAGCACCTGATGTAGCACCGTTATCTACTATTTTTTTTTGACTAGAAAGGTTAACACATATATTACCAGCAGTACCAATGTAAACACCAGCTCCATTTTCTGTATGAGCTACTGTTGTAAGTGCGTTTAAATCTTTTGTGTTATCTAAATAGTTTATAGCAGCACTACCAATAGTACTAGCGTCTTTCAACACTACAGCTCTTCTAACTGTTTGTACACCTGGTTTTCCTGGTGCTCTATATCTATCTGGACTACCCGTTATATCTCCGTATGCCATTTTAAATTTGTTTTTTTATTATTATCTGTTTTTATCTTTGTTGACTAAATTTATAGCTTTAATCATTACTTTATCTGAGTAAGATCCACCTTCCATTATTTTATTTCTTCTAATACTAGTTGGTAAATCTTCTGTTCCTAATAACATCCTGTATATTCTACTTATAAGTTGACTACACTTAAACGATGTTTTATATATTGTATATTTTTGAGTTGTATTGTTTCTTTGTCTCCAAACTATTATCCAGTCGTTACGTCTTAAACGTTCCCACCTATTTTTATCCCATGAAAAAGTATAAACTCCGTCTATATAATCTTTTCTTGTAAATAACTCCATACAATCAAAGTAAATTAGAAGTTCTAGATCAGCATCTTTTAAATTGTATGTCTTACAAGCCCATTTACGTATAATACGATAATGCTTTAACAAACCTATGCTTCTAAGATCTTTAGCTTCTAATTTTCTCACAAGACTATAACAACGTCTTGTTGTTTTATTACAAGAAATATATTTTCATCTATTTCTATGTTAAACCCAGCGTGTTTATCGTAATAAATTTTATCATCAGTTTTAACACCTTGAATTAAATCCCCTACGCTTTTTACAACACCTTGTCTATATCTTATGTCTTCTTTTATTTTGTCTGTAAGAAGTAAACCACCTTTTGTTTTAGTAGCTTTTTCTTTTATTTCTTCTACAACTAAGTAATTACCTATTGCTCTCATTCCTCTCTCATATTACTAATTACACAATCAGTTGATAATATTGTCGAGGCAACAGATACCGCGTTTTTCAACGCGCTTTTAGTTACTAGTAAAGGATCTATAATACCTTCTTTAATCATATCAACTGTTTCACCAGTTACTACATTAATTCCTTTACCTTTTCCTTTTTGTGGTACATATTCTAAACCAGCATTTTCAAGTATATTTTTATATGGACTTTTTATTGCTTCTGTAAAAATACTAGCACCATCACTTTTACTTTTAATATTATTTGCAGCATTTAATAAAGCAACACCACCGCCAGGAACAATACCTTCTTTAACAGCAGCTTTAGTAGCATGTATTGCATCATCAACTCTATCTTTCTTTTCTTTCAACTCTACATCTGAGTTTGCGCCTACAGATATAACTGCGACGTTACCAGATAATATAGCTAATCTTTCTTCTAACTTTTTTGTTTTTAAACTAGGATCGCTAGAACTCAATTGATCTTCAATGTCTTTTATTCTAGCTTTAGCTTCTTCTGTTATTTCAGATATTTTTAATACTGTAGTCCTACTATCAGACACACATGTTTCACATTCACCAAGCATATCAGGTGTAATTAAATCTACATCGTCTCCATACTCTTCATTTATATGCGTAGCACCTGTTATAGACGCAATATCATCTAAAAAATCTTTTTTCCAGAAATTAAAACCTGGAGGAGCAACTACATTAGCTTTTATATTACCTTTTATTTTATTCATTACCAACGCTGTCATTGGTTGTTTTTCTAATTCACCTATAATAAGTATTGACCTATTGTTTTGAACAGCATATTCTAATACCGTTTGTATCTTTCTAACTATGCTTATTGGTGAGCTTACTAGTAATACTAAAGGTTTTTCTAATGTTACTGTTTGCTTAGCCGTATCTGTAACAAAATTAGGATTAGCATACCCTTGATTTATTTGTGAACCAGATACAACTTCAACAGTTGTTTGTTCTGACTTTCCATCAGAATCCATCATTACAGTACCGTTTTTACCAACTTTTTTAAAAGCCTCACCTATAATAGATCCAAGCTCTTTATCGTTGTTTGATGATATAGTTGCTACTTGATCAATCATATCACCTTCAACTGGTACTTTTATTTTTTCAAGATACTCAATAGTGCTATTACATGCTTCTTGAATATCTTCCTTTATTTGTCTTAAACTTTCTTTTGTTTCTTTATTATTAGCTTCTTTTAATAAGCTATGTGCTAAAACAGTTGCGGTTGTTGTTCCGTCACCGGCTTCACTAACAGTTTTTCTAGCTGCTTCTTTTATTAATGTAGCTCCTATGTTTTCTACAGGATCTTTTAATATTATAGAATTAGCTACAGTTACACCGTCTTTTGTAATCATGGGTCTTCCCATGAAGTCTTCTAAGATAACACACTTACCGCTAGCTCCAAGTGTGGAGCTAACAGCTTGTGTTAATTTATCTATCCCAGTAAAGACTTTATCTTTAGCATCACTACCAAAGCTTAAAGTCTTCACAATGTCTTGTGGATTTTGCATTTAATTTAATTTAATTTAGTTAATGTTATTTAAAAGTTTTAACAACTTTTGGGCCATTAAGAAACTCTACTTTTTTACCGTAGTGATCTACTGATCCGTCGATAGCAGCTTCTGCTCCTTCAACTGTTTCTCTTCTGGTTACATCAATCCAAGTATCTTCTTCCTTAGGATGTTGGTACTCGGTTTGGTAAAAACCATTTGGTAACTGGGTTATTCTCCAGCTTGATTTGTTAGCTAAATGCTTCCAAACTTCAACGGTTTCTTTGGAAATTTGTGGTTGACTATTCCACGTTTTAGTCGAATAAAAAAATGTCATTTGGTTTTGGTTTTTAATTAAACATTTTGGTTATTGCCCTTTACCGGGCCGGTTATTTTATTTTACTTCCAAGGCAATCTATCTTTATATTGAATAGAAGTGTTTCCAAAAGCATCAAATGCTTTATCTATAAATGGTTTTTTTTTTTTAGGTTTTCCAAATCTACTTTCAAAAGCTTTATTAATAGATTTTTTATCATATACTCTATTACCTGTAATAATAGGTCTAAAGTTACTTTTTGGTTTTGCAGTTCTACTTTTTGCACCCGCGTAAAGATCCTTTGTCTTAGAACTACCATCAGGATTAAATAATTTTTTATCTGCTTTACTCATTTTAAATTTTTTACCAAATACCTTAGCCGCTCCTTTAGCGACTTTACCAGCTAATCCACCAACAAGACCTATATTGCCAGAAGCACCTTTCTTAGCAGCTTTTTTCATTTCATTTGTCATAGGTACTATATCACCTTTTTGTTTTTTGTCTTTACCATTAAAATTCATAGGTTTTTTATTGTAATACATTGGCGCTACTTCTTCTCTAAATGAACCTGGAGTATTTTTTTCTCTAGAACCTGGTTTCATCATAAAAGGACCACCTGTGCCAGTGATATTTTTTGATTTTTTTACCGCTTTTCTTAATGTTTTACCAGCTTTAGCAGCTCCTTTAACACGGGATTTGGTTTCTTTGATAATTTTTTTAGCAGCAGCTATAACTGCAGTAGCAGGTCCATAAACTTTGTCTCCACTTATATCACCTACAGGTGAGTTTGTATAAGGGTTTCTTTTAAATGATTTTTTTCTTGTACCGTCTTTTTTGAATGGCATAATTTTAGTTTTAATATTTATTTTTTTCTGTATGGAAACATCATGTTCATAGCTTCACGTCTGCCTTCGCAACCACAAGGTATGTTTAAACCTTGAGAAACAACATCTACCATTTTTTTAATGCCTGTTGTTTTTGTAAACTTATGTATACTATCTCCTAATCCTTTTGATTTCATAATTTTAACATTTCCATCTGCGTCTAGCAGCTAAACCTCTTTTACTTTTCCATTTTTTAGATCTAGCGCAAAATGATTTTCTTCTTTTAGCGTCTTTGCTACCAGGTTTTACTTTACCAGTAACTGCTGTTTGCAGTTTACTACCTGGGTTTTTACGTTTATATGCAGCAACACCTTTTTTAGTCATACCTGCACCTTCTTTAACTGTGCGGAAATTACGATTTTTACCTTTAGTCGTTTTTCTTGGCTCGTTGCTTGGCATAATTACTTCTTATACATCTTAGGTTTAAACATCATAGCTTTTGAATCAGCTCTAAATGTACCAGGTGTATTTATTTCTTTAGAACCAGGATTCATCATATAAGGCCCTTTATATTTCATAGGCTTATACTCCATGGCCTTGCTTGTTACTGGAAAACTTTTTCCACCAACTTCAAAAGAATCTTTACCAGCTTTTATAGCTTGTACTCTTTTAGCGTTAAAACTCATTGGTTTTTTACCGTAAGCCATTTTTGGCTTTTTCTGTTCTGCTTTACTAGCGTGAACTGCTTTTCTTTGTGCTGCACTTTTATATCCCATATTATATATATATTACTTATTCTCCACAGGGTTTACCTGTAGCTATGTTAACCCATTTTTCTTTTTTAAACCAATCACGTAGTGTAGCGCCTTTTTTACGAACACCTTTAACGTTTGATTTACTAGATCTTTTATATTTACCTTTTGAAGCAGCAGACTTTTTAGCATTAATAACTTTTTGCCTCTGCTCTTTGCTCATACTTTTATATTTAGCGTATGGTAAGCAAACTTTTGAAGTACCTCCTCCTTTTACAGACATAATTATTTCTTTTTACCTACGCCCCAGTTTTTAGCACCTTTTTTTCTACACTGAACTAGTTGTCCAGACGCGTAAGCGCTAGGCCATACTTTTACAGCTCTTTTTACTTTGTGATAACAAGCATCTTTTTTACCTTTAGCCATAATTAACTTTTCTTTTTTATAGGCACGCAGTTATTAACCATTCTACCGCCTTTCTTTTTTAAACCTTTTTTTACGTAACCTCTCCAGCAAGGTTTTCTTTTACTTCTTGGCATGTACTTTTTGTATTGCAAAGTTATGTGTTAAGCTACCACCTTTATGTGGCACAAACTTACCTTTATGTTTCATTAACTTTGGAGCTCCACTACCTTTTTTCATCCAGTGGTAACCTTTTGGTGCTTTTACTTTCATTTTTTATATTTTTTAATTGAAGCTTCCCAAGGTAGTTTCCTACTTCTTGGGTCTATCTTACTATTAGGTATTACAAAATATTTGTTTGGTTTAGGCCTATAGTAATAGTTATTCATGTCAAAATGTAACACTCCAGTTCTTATTTGCTTTAAGTGTTGTCTTTCGTGATGAACAGCTTCTTTCTTTTGTCTTTTACTTAAATTTTTATTTAGATCTATTTTGCCATTTACATCTATTTGAGCCCATACATTTTTAGGCATTTTTTTTTCAACAACAGTTGACCCTGATATTGAATGCTCTTTGTTAAAATTAAAGAGCTCAGATATATGCTTCATTTTAAATGCCATGCTTATGATGTTGCAAATGGTGTAGCTTCAGAACCTCCTGATTGTACAACTTCACCTCTAATATGCCAAACATCAGCAGCCATGTTAGTAATAGTAAATTGACTACCAGGTTTTCCAGTAGCTACGTTTGTCATACTCACCGCGCTAAAGTTATCACTAGCTTGAGCATTCCATATACTAGCACTAGCATCAGCATCTGAATCAACAGAGTGTATTGATCCTAATAATTTTTCATTACTTGTATCAGTACAAACTACTTTTTGTGCATTAGAAGAAACTTGTACAGCTACAAAGAAATTAAAATAAACACCAGTTAAATCACCACCACCAGAATCCGGTAAAGTAATTACAGCACCATCTGCATCGTTAAATACAAATGTTTCACCTGAATCGTTTGCTGTTAAACTTGTATTACCTGTAATTGCTGTAACAGGAGTTCTAAGACCAAATACACGTGCTTTTGTAGTCGAAGCACTACCAATTACTGTACTGCTTGATCCTTCACCAGTAGCTCCAGCACCTATTACAATAGATAAATCATCACCAGCCGCAGCAACATCTGCTTGTCTACCAATAACAGTATTATTTGCACCTGTTGTTGTAGTATCACCAGCTGATGTACCTAT